CTCGATGAGAATTTACCCATTGCTGTTCCCGCTAAGGACAATCCCAATTTCTGGACTAGCATGCTTGATTTAATCCGCCCGGCATCCGGCGTATTGTCCGCCCTACCAGGCTTGGGTGGGACAATAGCAAAAGGTGTTCACGCCTTTTCCACCATGCTAGACCAGCCCAAGACACGCGCCAATAATCCAACCGCCCCGAAGCCCGTCGCCAATCGGATCACTCGGGAAGTGAAACCTGCGGCTCGATCGCCTCAGGTTTCAACACGAGCGCCACAGCCTCGTCGTGGAAAACGTCATCGTCAACGCCGACGACGTTAGTACCAAACACAGATCATATGATTCTGGGTACGCCGAGACCCAGGTCATAGTAACATCCGCTATCGTGTTAAAACTCCAAGCGAGATAATGGAACCACCATAGCATCACGAACCTTCGCCTTGGCGAGGTGTAGTGGGAAAATCAGGCTAATTAGCGGAACTATGAGAAACGAGGGGATCTCGAACACTCATTGACTGAAACTATAGGTTGTAGAACCAGAGAAGATGCCAAGCAGCCTTGGCCAGTATCGATACGACCGCAGCTAGATTGCACCCTGCATCTGTCAACCCAAGGGAAGCCACAATGAAGCAGCATTAAATAAACAAAACTGAGTCTTTACGCCCCAAGTACGGCAACAGTGAGCCCTGTAAAAACCTGTAGAAGCCACCAAACTTCCTCGGAGTCTGACCGAGAAAACAACGGACTAAACTTGTGCGTAGCACACAATTGCGTAGTGGAAGGTCATTACCACAAACGCAAACCAGCTCAAGGAGCAAACAAACGCTTGAAAGAGCAAAAGAAAAAGAAAACCAGTCGGTTGCCCAAACTATGTAAGATAATTTTCCACGTAGATTGTTCGATCGAAGGTGACCATTTTCACACCTCCAAGCAAAAAGTTTGCCCCCATAGAGCTAAAGAGCTGCAAGCCGAGATCGACCGCCGTCGCGATCTTAGAAGTAGAAGAATGAAATCGCCTGCAGCCACGTCAGAGGATGAGAGTCCAACCGGAGATAGTGACGTCGACTTCTTTGCTGAAGCGTTGAATCAGCCCGTAGAAGTTAAGACTCCTCACTCCGGAGGCCTGTCAGAAGATATCTGGGCAGGATCGGACGAGTTCTCTGACCTTCTCCTTCGTGATAACGAAGAGGAGACTCAAGGTCACGTCGCGCCAAATAGTGGTAGCCATCATACTACCCGTTTGGAGAGTAAGTACGATTTGGAGAGTCAACGGGCTCAGACTCCCAAACCCATGACTAGCGACGTCGGGACCGACCCCGAACTTAAGTCACAAACTGGTGCTTTAAATTCTCCAGCTGCTGAGAAATTACCTTCACTTGTTGAAGAGAAGAAAGTGCCTTTCGAACCAGTCTGTGACATAGGGGTTGTGCAGGTCCCCTCCCATCAGCGAGGTACAGAGATTGAACCACAGCGATTCTATAAAATAAGCAAAGCTGCTTATCAAACCCTACGGACGCGGTTTCCTAACCCCTACTTGTGTGTCAACTTCTTGAATTCTGCCATGGCTTGCCTCAGCAAAGAACATCAAGATATTTACGATCACCAAGTTTTTTCAGAAACCGTTCGCTGCTTTATAAGTAATACTTACTTGTTGCAGCAATGTTGCAGAACGCCTGATGTCATCAGCGCTTTGACTCAAGCAGCTTTGTTGAAGGACCCGGCGACACGAACATTTATCCAGCCCACGACTCTCGATTATTCCGATTATATCAGGAAATTGGGGATGCCCGTGGATCACGGTGCTATCCTGAGAGTTTACGGTGTTGATAGTGATGTTCCTGCCGATCTTACTTACAATGGGAACTGGGAAGTGATTAATTCTAAGGGCTTCGAATTTTCACTTGACCCAACCATTCCAGTCGGTATGTTTGAAACCAGGCATAATGAATACCCAAAACGTTATAGAACACAGTTCACTCGTATCTCGGGTCTGAACGACTTCCAGTTGTTGGATGCAAATGGTTTAAACGTTAGTAAAGCCATGGCTCGCCTCACCAAAGCTAGAGCCAATGAAGCCGATTTACGCGCAAACCAATTACGCATTTTATCTCACCTGCCACGGGTTGATCACGACCTTTTGGCAGTTTGCTCAAACGCACCTGTTGAGATACCTGTAGAGGTCGGGGACGCAGATCGGAACGGTGCAGCAGAGGTTGAGATTGCAGCCAGAAGAAGAGTAGCGACATATTTTTCTAACCATTTGGGATGGAACCCCACGTGGAAGTACACGCTCTTATCCTTCATGGAAGGCTGCTGTTTCTTCATTCTGTATTTGTTCTGCGCATTATCAGCACGCTTGAACTTTGTCACCGAAAATTTTGTAACTACGAAATACAACCCTTTCACTTTTGCTTTTCAATATCTTCCACAACCTTCACCAAAACGCAGAATTTATCATAACTGGTTCGAGCAAATTCTTGGTCTCGCTGGGCACCACTACAGTATACCTGTCTCTGCAAAAGCTCCCGAAGCGAAATTTAAGAACGAGCTCAGTAAACCAGGCAAACATGGTCGACTGTACGTAACATACAACGAGTCAATTTTGTCGATCGGATGGATATTCACTTATTTGAAAGATTGGTTCTGTGTTGACCATTATCTTCCTTGTTGGTCCACCCGTCACGAAACTCCCCTCTACCTGTCCGTCAGGAAGGCTTTGGATGAAAACTCAATTTACGATTCTGATCCCCCCCTTGGTCTCAGTGGCCAAGTATTTTCAGACGATATGAGTTTTCAGTACCGCCATCCTGGAGGATTATATTTATTTGACGCAGACATATCTTCTTGTGATTCGGGGAATACGGTTGCTATTTTCTACTTGTTGGCCACGATGTTGCGCTTCGTCGGGGCATCGATCGATATGATTCGCCGATCATATGACAGGTTAAAAGAAGCCATTCTCATCCGTAATCCTAGTAACGCTCAAGAGTACATCAAAATCAAGCCAAAAACAATTTTTCAAGGAAGTGGTTGCCCGGAGACTACCATAGTCAATGCTGTGTCATCCACTTCCATTGCCATATCCATGCAAACGTACATAGCCTATTATAACGACCACCCATATACATCAGACGACATGAAATTCACCGGATTTTTTGACGACGCCCCTTCTCAGGTCAAAAATGAGATCTTGCAGAAGTCGGCCCTCGCCGTTGGTCATGTCATTACAGTAGACGAGAAGAAGACACCAGAAGAGTTGCAATTTTTGAAATATTCCCCCTTTCAGACCGCCGATGGCACTTTCGTTTCCACCAGAAATTTAGGTGCCATCCTTAGAAGCCTTGGCTCATGTGACGGAGACATCACTCCCATCATGTTGGGCCTATCCAAAAACGAATTCGCGAGCCTCAGTTATGAGGACAAAATGGAAAAGTTCATGCGTAGTGTAGTAGCTGGTCTCGTCAACGAGCCCAACTCTATGATTATGGATGCTTTGAGGGAACGGTTCCCGACTCATAAACACAAAATTGAAACCACTTATCTTTCGACGGCTCCCAGGAATACCCACACTGTCTTGATTGACAGTTATATTTCCCGCTATGGAGGTACCGAAGATGAGTGGGCTCAATTAGCGAGTCAGATCCGCGAGTTCGCTTTCGGACGCCATCTCACCAGCCCGATAGTGGCTGCTGTGATGAAGGTGGATTATGGTCTCCCGATCTGAGACCTTCTATCCGGTATTGTCTAGTGGAGTTGACATACCGATGTACATAATTATACTCCTTGGTTATTAGACAAGTTCTTTTAACCACCCGGCCATTTAGTGGACCACCCGGGCGTTGAGAGTTTACGGTGTTGATAGTGATGTTCCTGCCGATCTTACTTACAATGGGAACTGGGAAGTGAT